TCTGAGTTCTCGCCGTTTTAGTTAAAAACTTACGATTCATCTCATCAACAATCGCCGAAAGAATTGGCTCTATAGTCCTTGTGTAGTAGTTAAGTGTCACTTCCTCATTGGCACTTCCTTCAAAGTACTCCTTTGTAACACCTAATTGTCCATACAATAGGTTTTGAAGATACTCAATCTGGTTAAGTAGATTATTCTCCAAAGCCTTATTGAGCTGGGTAATATGCTCCGTACCATCGGTATAAGCGATGCCGTATTTAGACTGGGTGAGCTGGGCCTCAATTTCGGCTCGTCTGTTCTCAGCCTGTTTTTTTCTCGCTTCGGTCTTTACAACATACGGAAGTCCAATGATGATGTTAAGCTTTCCGGAACTTGTCTGTTCGTCAACAGCATCGAGCATCGTAAGTTTCCTACTTAAACGCTGTAAAGTGGAATTATACTCATTCATTACTGCGTAAAATGGATTCTCGACAAGTGCTACCAGCCGTTTTGGAAGAGTCAATTCTTCCTTCCTGCCCGTTCTCTCATTGTAAACTCGTACTTTTACCCATTGCGGATACCATTCGACAACTTTTCCAACTCTTAAAGAGTCGATATCGAAAGCCCCAGTAAATGGGTCAACAGTTGTATCTGTCGGAACGATTGCAACCACGCCTTCATCAAGCATAGACATAACAACATCTTGCATAAAAGCCCGTCCAGTCTGGTCAAGGTTGGCTTCTACGCTCAAACAGTCGTTAAGATGAGATTTGATAGTGTCAACATAACGACCTTCTTCATCTTTACGAGCATGTTTAATAACAATCTGAGCAGCGTCCATAGCAATACGATTGTAAATAGATGCTACTATCGATCGATCGTTACCTCTACTTAATCTGGACCGATCCGGTCTCCGAGAATATCCAGTCCCAGTCTGGTAGTTGGTCGTCGGATCTCTACCCATGAAGGCGTTCCAACCAGATTTGATTCTATCAAGTAATCCCATTTTGAATTATTTCCTTCTTCTTCTGTTTATCTCGGCCCATTCTCGTTGATGTCTTTGACGATTTTGATATGCCTTTTCCATAGTTTTTCGAGATGCATCTCTCAACTGTTTAAGACTATCATTCATATAAGCGTTGTACGCCGATTCTCTCTTAGCGCGTTTTACGGAAGCAATAGTGCCACCAACTACAGCGGTTGCCAAAGCTGCTTTTACGGCAAAATTTCGAATCTTAGCATTACGGGCTTTACGTTCGGCTGGGGTTAATTGTTTCTTATCTTGAGCACGGTCTCTGACTTTACCTTTTGGAGTCAAAGTTCCATCTTTCCTCTGAAAACGCCTTACACCCCACTTCATTCCTTTGATGCCGAAATGATAAAGCTCGTCAGGATACTCTATACGTCTTCTTCGTTTTCTCATACCATAACTCACTAATTATCTTCTACGAGAAGATTTTCCAGATTTGCGTCTTTTCTGGACAGCCTTAACACTTGCTCCAGTTGCTGCTCCAGCGGCTACACCGGCGATACCAAGTTTGGTATTTCTTGACAATCCGCCGAAGGATCGTGCGGCAGATTTTGCTGCTCCAGCAACGTTTCCAGGTACTCTCTGAACATTACCGGCAACATACATACCTTTGTTGATGGCCTTATTCACATATTTATTATTACGAACCTTACTACGGGCATTTGAAAGACTGTTAGAAATCTTCTCTCTACGAGCAGATCTTGCAACGTCTCTAACGCCAGAGTTAAAAGCTCTTTGACTCTTAATATCGTTTACAGCAGATTCGCCCCTCTTTACAAGATTGTGGAATCTATCCTGCCTTGCTCTTTCTTTTGCGATCTTGGCGCCGCTTTTTGCAAATTTCTTACGATTTGAAGCTACCTTACGATCCTTAAGAACCTGTTCACCTCTTTCAGCCAAACTGTTAATCTTTTTGCCTGCCGATTTCTTAAAAGAGCCTACTGCCTGGCCAGCCCTTGAATTTCTTACGGCTCCAACTCCAGCTCCAACGCCAGATCTTACCCCACCAGCAACAGTTCTACCAGCTCCTCCAACTGCGCTGGCTCCTTTTCTTGCTCCGCCGGCGATTCCTCTACCGATTTCGCCAGCAGCCTTCCCAACTCGTGATCCGGCAATCTTTCCTCCAGTTGCTTTGAGACGCTGAGCGGCTACTTTTCTTGTAATATCGAGCCTCTGACCAGCTTTAGAATTATTAAAATCATATTTTGCTGCGTAATATTTAGATAACGCTGTATTCTTAGCATTACCAATACCAATTCGAGCATTGGCTGCACCTCTTCTTGCGGCAAGACCAGCTTTGGTGTTTCCGAGTTTAGTCATTCCTCGGCCAATAGCCTGACCCGCCCCGGTATTCTTAAGAGCACCAACTGCGCCTTTAAGCTTTCCACTCTTAATTCCATATGCAAGGGCTGCTGTTCCAGCAATACCAGCGCCGATCATCAATGCTTTCTTTATCTTAGCTTTACGAGCCTGAGCTTCGGCGTTTGTCCCTGATCCAGAGCGAGCTTTGCCGGAACCACTTTTACGTGAACTGCCTCCTCCACCTCCGAATCTTCTCTTAAGTCCTGCCGCAGTATATGATCCATTTTTATTCTGGAATCTGCGAACACCCCACTTCATGCCTTTGATACCATAGTGGGCCAGATAATCTGGATACTGTCTTGATCTCATTTTGAATTTTTCCTCCAATTACTCAAACGCGTCTTTATTCATCTTGTATGCAACCCACGCGTCCATAAGTGCTGCAACATTGTCAATCTTCTGTTCATGATGTTGCTTCATTAACTTCTTCATACCGTTGGTGTCCAGTATGATTATTGAGTTACCCATCGTAAAACTCATAAGTTGTTCATCGAATAGGAGTCTACGTTCCTCAGAAAGCTTTTTAAGCTCGCCAAGCGGAACAGACTCCGTCTTTACACCCTGTCTAACTTTCTCTACACCAAATTGTCCATTCTCCTTCATCCATCTTTCGACAAAGTCCTTAGCGTTATAAGGGTCATAACCAAAACAACGAACATCGTAACCAAGTTGGTTAATATGTTCGTCGAGATCGTCATAAACTTCCATCATGTCGAGTACTGTACCTTCAAGAATGATTAAAGTTCCTTCATGTATAAACTCTTCATACTTGACTCGCATTGCTGTTGGAAGTTTGTATAAAGTTGTAGATGTAATATAGCTTCGTGTTTTTACCCCGAAATGTTCATTAGATAGTGGAAATAAGAATGTGAAAGCACAGAAATCGTCGCCTTGCGAAAGGTCTGCACCAAGAGCACATGGCATTTGCCAGAAATCTCTTCTTCGATGGGGTTTCGTCTCCTCGTATGTGAAGAAATAGGTATGTCCCTCCATAGGGATACCGAATCTCTTTGCGAGAATATCGTTTTTTGCTGCCGGATTCTTTTCAGCCCTTTCGACTTCTAATTGATAGGTTTCGTATGTAACAATCTTACCAATATTTGGACAAGCCTTCATCCACATCGCAGGGTTTCCAACTTCTTTCTGGTCATCTAATTTGTAATACCAGATGGAGACATGTGGGTTGGAGTATTCCCCTCTTAAGATAGACATCAGCTCCATCTTAATGCTATCACCAGCACCATTACGAACTGTTCCCTCTGAAGAAGTGGCAACTATCAACCAGTCATCCATTTTGGTTGCACCCTGCTCAATAGCACCAACGACATCTTCGCGAATATCACCGGAAAGCCATTCGTCAACAGTGGCTATTTTGGGTTTTAATCCCTGAAGCTTAACTATTGCCATTGGTTTAACCTTGAGTATGGAACCGGTCATAAAGTTCTCAATACCCTTCTTAGTAGACGCAAGCTTCTGTCTATTAGCCCTATTACCTGTTGTGTTTTGAAGAGAGCCAGCAGTTAAAAATCTAAATAATGGACCTCTTGATCTGGCAATAGCTGTTCGAATCGGACCCATTACCTCGTCAGCCTGTTCCATTGTTGGTGCAGTTGTGATTTGCTGAGTTGTTTCGCCATCAACATTCAAATGATAACTTTGAATGCAAGAAGCGTATAACGATTTAGCGTTTCCTCGAGCAACAATTAAATATTGTTTATTAATTAAACGCTTCTTGATTCGTTTGTTTACGTAACAACCACCTGGTTTGTCTTCATATGGCACATATACACTTCGTTCAACAAAGTAATACCAGCCATAAACTTGCTCACCCCATAATTTAAACGTGTCGAGCATGTTAAGGTCTGAACCGTCGGTAAGGGTCATCTCGCTTTCACAATATCGAATCCAACCTTCAACCTTATCTGGGTCATACCAAATATTTGGATTGGCTATAAGTTGGTCAATCCTATTCATCTCCATAGAGATTTCACGATTTACCGGGATTTCACCACGAATAACGGCGTCACGAAACTGCCCATAATATATAGGAACTGCTGTGTTAGATAACATTACTTCTTCTTTCCGCCAAGCTTCATGATTTCATCGAACGTGTCGTATCGCTTTTTACCCATTAATTTCTTAACGCCATACAAAGCTGATCCAGCGGCAAGAGTGCCAATAACTTTACCAGTACTTGTGGAAACAATATTTCTTGCAAGATCTTTGGCTGTCCTACTACCCTCCGATTCCATGAGATTCTTATAACGTCTTTCAGTTTCAAGTCTCTGAATACGTCTACGAAGTTCTTCATCACTTATCTTATTGGCTTCATTGCGTTTCCAAGTATCGCGTTCTCGCTTCTTACCTGCTTTTGTTCGTGTGCCATCTTTACGCTGAAAACGCCTCACCCCCCACTTCATTCCTTTGATGCCGAAATGGTAAAGTTCGTCATCCCCCTGACGGTTCAGGCTTTTGGCCAGTTCTGATCCCCATAACACAGTGGACCCCATGCGTCTTCACCTCCCAAATCTGCACCCTGAGCCTTACGAGCCCGGATATAGGATGCAATGGCATACATCGTGTTCTCTCCAGCCTGTCCGTCAAGTTCTAACGGCTTTCCGTCCTTGCCCTTAAAACCCCTGGAAAATAAAATTGACTGGACAGTTCTAACATGACCGCCAGTCGAACCAAGTCTGATTGTTTCAAATTTGTAAGTTGTTGCCATGTGTCGCCTCCTTTATGGTCTCATACTTCTACATACACGCCGTCAAAAATGTCTTCAACAGATTGATTACTCTGTTCGACAACGATTACGGTGTGTCCTTTCGTTTTTGTTATAAGAATATCTCCACGACGAAGCAAATCAGGATTGGTAGCCGCAAGAGGGATTTCATCGAACTCACCGGTTTCGAGCAGATAATGGACTTCGTTTACGGTGTAAAAATCCTCTGCTATGATTCCGGCATACGCACAGCAAACCCTTACAAGTCGTGCACAGTCGGTTTCGCAGTTTGTATCAACTAACCGACAGTCAAAATTAACATGCTTAGCCACATCCCATAGAGAATAATTCTCGTTCTGATCATAACCGATGTGGGGGTTGTCACAAGCGGCAATCATGTTCTCGGCAATCTTCTCGGCTTTCGTCGAATCTCTACAACGAAGAACTCGCCAACCCTTAGGATGTGGATACCACTCCTGGGTTTCAAGTTCGTTACCTGTCTGATCGCCAGCTCGACCATCGGAATATGAATAGTTTTCGTCGTGTCTTGCTGATCCAATTAGTACCATGCTAATAACCTTTCTTATACAATTACATAAACGGCTGCATCATCCTCAACGTAGTACTTCTCGATACATTCTCGACAGAATACATGTCGTGACCAGTAGAGTTTGTCCCCTGCCTGATTGTCCGATGAGGAATCATTTTGATCCTGTTTCAAGGACCACATAATCTTGTCGAGAGAATAATCCCCGTTGCATCGAGTGAATATGCGTTTAGCAGCCTTTAGTCCTCCCACGTGTTCAATCTCAACCCACATCATTTGAGCCTTGTCATCGTAAACGCCGAACTCCTCAGCTCGTTTAATGTAAGTCGGAAGTTGAATGTCACAGAACAATTCACTCTGCTTTTGACGACCAAGATCTGATGAGATGAGATCGGAAATAAGATGTCGAGTAATCGGTCCAGGATTCCATTCTTCAGAAACCCAATCAAAATTTGTATAATTTCTCAAATCGTCATAATTACTGAGTTTCAGTTTATGGGCGTCAATCCATTCAAAAATCATTTTGAGAAGTTGGCGTCCCTCATTTCCATAGAATTGGTAAGCGCCCAACGTAAGAGTGACTTCCAACCCGATCTCTGGTTTCTTGACATCGCCCCATCTACCAGCTCCATAGACTTGACCGCCAGTCTCAGCACCGCGAATCATTCGGGCACAAACATCACGGTTGTATTTATTCATCTGTAATCTCCATCTTCTCTGTGTTCATTGCCTGAACCGCTGCCTCAATAAGAGTGGAAATCTGTCTATCGGTAAGATGAATTCCCAATTTATCAAGTTCAGCAGTGACCTGATCGACAACAAGTCTGTACTTATGATCGCCTTTTCCGGAGCCCTCGAGCTGTTCATAAGCCCGAACAGTATACTCAATGATCTCCGCTGCCCAGCTATAACGACCTGATTCAAGTTTCACCTTAATATACGGAATGGTAACCTTTACTACCCAGGCAACAAGACCACAAATAATAGCTACGATAAGATTTACAAATAATTCCTGCATTTAACCCTCCTTTAAAGGTAACTTATCTACCTCTTTCATTAATCGTTCACAGGTTCCATTTCCGCCTCGATCACGATAGGGTTCATACAGATACTTTTTTAAGTCAGCATACTCGTCACGAGTAATATAGCCTCTCGAGATGTAAATTCCGCAAAGCTGACAAATAGCCATGTAACAAATCCCAAGTATCATTTTGTTTTCGGCGGAATCTTTCTTTTGTCTGCTTGTGAGCCATGCCCAAAAGCCAGACGATGCAAATACGCTACATACGATTGCAACAACAATATCCATTTTGGCTCCTACATAAAAATCTCATTCATTTCTCTAATCCTCCATTCGAGTTCCGTAATGTTGGATTTAACTGCATCAACAACTGTAGACCCTGTAGGTGGGTCGAACAGCATACGCACTTTTAACGGAACATACTCTTTAACCATACCAAGCATTACCTCGTCATTACCTAAAAAATCGGACCATACTGCGTTTTCGTCGCTAATAGAAAAACCGTTACTTGGTCCAATTCCTAACTGGTAAAGTATTAACAACGCGGTGTTAATGCTTGTAATCAACTGGTTATCAAAGTATGTCTGTTCGGCAGTGATGCCAAGTTTCTCTTTTACAGATAGTAATATGCTTTCTGTAATAACCATCACCTCCAAGGACATGTGTCTCCGGGTGTTCTCACAACCGGATCATGTATTAGTAAATTCTCATCCCCATAGTGAATGGCTTCATGTGTCTGATGAGAAACGCAAATTACATTCTCTGGATCAAAAATACTCTCGGAACGTTCTTTAATGTCCTCAACAGTCAAAGGATTAATGTGATGAATTATAACTTGTCCCATTATTGGCCGTTCCTTAAAAGCCATATCACAAGGATAGTCCCCACCAAATGAATCCCTCAGAATTATCTGTTTCCTAAAGCGTTTCCACTCTGGAGAACGATACAATACTTGATTCAGCCAACGACGCCCACCAAAGGTTTCATCGCCTATCGTCCCTGTCTGTTTCAAGTATCGATACCGCTCATCGTAATCCTGTATAGAAATGAGTTCTGTGTAACTCTTAGCCACCCGAACCACCCCCATACAATTTCAAAGCCTTGATTACTTCAGTGTAGGACTCTTCGTTCTTACGAGCCTGCTGCAATGTTTCAATTTTTTCCTGAAGTAATGCTATCTCCTTCTTTAACTTCTCGTTCTCTGCTCTTGTTTTCGGATCACCCATTCTCAAAAATTGAACAAGAACTTGTGAAGAAGCTGTACCTTCCTGGATCTGACGCTCGGCTAAGGCGTAAGCTTGAGCTGTAATACTATCAAGGTAGTTTTGGTCCCCTAAGATTATAGGTTGGGGCGTCATACTACAGCTTTCGTCAGCCTTCTTCACCAGTTTCACCTCCTTTATAGTACACTTTTTGGCCCTTTTCGAAGACACACAAACTACCAATGCACACAATATATATAAAGGAGGTTACTATATGAGCAAAGTTAACAGGGGCTTGTAATATGATCCGGAGTATTACAGAAAATAAGCAGTTTGTGTGCCCTGAAAAAGGCCAAAAAGTTGTAGAAAATATCCCGCCGGGGAAATTTCGAGG